GCATCCGTTACGCCCGCGCAAATCCGAGCAGAGATGGATAGCAACAGCACAAAGCTCGCTAATCTGGACGCCACGGTATCGAGCCGACTCGCAACGAGCGCCTACACAGCCCCGACAACACCGCCGACCGCCGTTGCCAATGCCGCCGCTGTGAGATCGGAGCTATCTACCGAACTCGCTCGGGTGGACGCCGCCGTGAGCACACGGTTAGCAACAAGTGGGTATACGGCTCCGAGCGCAGCACCTACAGTCACAGCCATCCGGCAGGAGATGGATTCCAACAGCACCAAACTGGCGAACCTCGATGCCACGGTGAGCAGCCGCCTCGCAGGCAGCGCCTACACAGCGCCAGCCAACAGCGATGTCGCCGCGATCAAAGCGAAAACCGACCTACTCAATACGGACCGCCTCGCGCAAGCGAGCACGGTTGCAACCACCGGAGCCCAACTCGCCGCCGCCCTCAGCTAAATGGACCACCAACACTTCAACGCCACTCTGACCGGCTTGCTCGCTACGGCGAGCGGGATCACGGTCTCGTTGTTGCCGGAGATCGAGGCGTGGCTGCGCGTCTCCTCGCTCATCATCGGCTGCGCGGTGGGTATCGCATCCTTCATCGTCATCCTCCGAAAGTGGGACGTGCCGCCGAAGGAATGAAACTTAAAACTTAAAACTTTAACCTTAAAACTCCCAACCCCACCCCATGAACACACTACTCCAACGATTAAAAGAGCCGTCCACCTTTCGCGGTCTGGCGATACTCGCAGGACTCTGCGGTTACGCCATCGACCCAGCTCAACTCCAAGCGATTTCTAGCGCCGTGGTAGCGGCTATAGGACTGATAGAGCTATTCCGCCGTGAGCCCAAAAATTAACGCCCTCGTCATTATCCTGTCGGTCTTCGCTGGCTTCCTGACCCTGCTTCTAAGCGGGTGCGCGGGGGGCTACGGCAACCCTTCTGTGTGCCTGCGTACCGACTACGGCACCCTGTGTTATGAGCTACCGATGCCGACATCTTCCAAATGATTGACCGACTCGTTGCCGTAGCTGCGAGGCAGATCGGGACTCGCGAGGAGGGCGGGAATAATTGCGGCAACGCAATCCGCGCTTTCCAGCGGGCGACGAATCTTGCGCCCGACGATTGGCCTTGGTGCGCGGCCTTTGTGGATTGGTGCGTGTCGAAGTGGCTGGCGGAGCCTGGTGTGGCGGGTTGGCTGGGGCTGCAAGTCTCGACGCCGGACCAGTGGCGGCCGAAGACGGCGCTGGCGTATGGTTTTCTCGACTGGGCCAAAGCCCGCCCGAAGACGGTATCCATCCACCCCGACACGGCGCAGGCGCACCCTGGCGATATCGTGGTATTTGATTTTTCTCACGTCGGGATCGTGGAGTTCGATGCGGACGACAAGCTCATCACGATCGAGGGCAACACGAATGGGCGAGGGGATCGCGATAGCGCGACGGGTGATGGGGTCTGGCGCAAGACGCGACCAAAATCCATCGCGCGAAACTTTATCCGCATCCACCCGAGAGGGGCTTGACACGCTCCCGCATACTTACAACTAGATGCTCGACGACCAACCCATAGTAGAAGGAGATGCCGGATTCATCGGCATGGCGTCGCGGCTCAACCCGCTCCAGCTCCAGCCAGGGATGGTGCAGCGGTGCGAAAATATGCGGCTGGACCGAGGTGTCGCGCAGACGCGCAAGGGCGCGAAGCGGCTGGGCGATGAGATCTCGTCTGGAGCACAACCACTGGTGCTGCCATTTATCCTCGACGCAAATGCAAAAATCCGAACCTCGTACTCGGGGGGCATCCTAGCGAGTGGCGTTTTTTCGTCGCCCAACTATTTCGACGCGAATGAATACATTGTCCTGTGCGGGCCGTCGTCGGCGTTTCTGTACCGGCAAGATGTGGCTAATATCGAGGAGATCAATCTCTCGTTCCCAGGAGCGTCGATCCAAGAGCTATTGGAACAGAGCGACCAAGCGACTTGCATACAAGCATTCAACCGGTTCTATCTGCTGCGCGAGGCGGATGCCACTCTGCCTGGGTGGGGTGAGGTGAACACTGCTGGCATAGTGGTCTCTGGAACGGCTGCGACGGTAAATGTTGCGGCTCATGGATACTCTGCCGGTATGCGTGTGCGGATTGAAAATGGCGATGAGGCGGCATTTGCCGGCCATGAATTCGATGTGATCAATCCTGTGACGGCAAATGCTTTTACGGTTGCTGTGCCTAGTGGCACCCTCTCGTCCGGTGGGGCAACGGTGCGGCGGGTCAAGCCTCCGCTCTGGTGGGACGGGTCGACAACTCACTTTCAAAAAGCGGAGGGCGGCATACCGCCCGCGCACGCAACGTACAAGGGGATGCGCTCGGTGGGCTGGGCGGCCTACATTGGCAACCGCCTGTGGATCCCCGACGGCCGCGATACGGTGGCGATCAGCGATGTGCTGGACCCCGACCTCTACGATCCCTTCTTCCAATCCTTCCGCGCCAACCAAGGCAGCAACGACTACCTGGTGGCGCTGCATCCGTGGGTGGAGGGGCAGGCGCTCATATTTATGCGCAACTCGATCTGGCTTGCCAATCTGGCCGATGTGTCGAATGCGAATGCGACGGAGTTCACGGTGGATGCGGCGGTGAGTCGCATCACTCTCCTCACGGACGAGATCGGGTGCGTGGCTCGGCGGTCGATAGTGACGGCGGGGCAGTTTGTCTTTTTTTTATCGGACTCGGGAGTTTACCGGCTGGATACCCAGCTCGATCTAAAACTCCGCGCAAATACTCAGCCGCTCTCGGACACTATCTCGGACCAGATGGAAGAGATCAACCCGACGCAAGTATACAAGGCGACGGCTAAGTGGTGGGCGAACCGCTACTACCTGGCTGTGCCGATAGGCGACAGCGCGCTCAACAATAACGCGATGTTCATCTGGAATGCGCTGAACCAACAATGGGAGTCGAAGGACTCGTATTCGGTGGCCCTAGATGAGCTGATCGTGGCGGATTTCAACAAACAACGCCGCCTCCACACGGCAGCACGCAGTGGCACGTTATTCCTCCTCGACGAAAATGAACGTGGCGACGATGTGCCTTATGCAAATACGGACGACGCCTACACGCCCGTCGATGGTCTGTTGCAAACTCGCAGCTACGCCTTCGGCACGCTGGATGCGAAGAGGATTGTGCGCTCGAAGGCGAGTGTCCTCCTTGCGCCGGAGTCCTCCTGTGCGCTCGATGCGGTCACGGTGGACTTTGATAATGACTTTCAAGTCGCGGCCCTCGCTAACACTAGCGACGAGGCGGAGGACTACACGCTTAAGGCGCCGATGCGATGCAAGGCTACCTCCGTCGATCTGCGGTTCCGCACGATCACGGGGAGACCCGTGCTACGCAAAATCTCAGTGGAGTCCACGCAATCACAATACGCCGCCGCCAACACTCGTACCCTTAACTAACTCTCTATGGCAAACGTAACCAAAGGCAAAACATTCATAAATGGCGATCTCGTCACTCCGGCCGCGCTCCACCAACTGGTCGATTCCGCCAGCGTCACCAATATAGCCAACGCCGATATTGCAACCGGTGCGGCCATCGCCGATACCAAGCTGGCGACTATCGCCACCGCAGGCAAGGTCTCGAACTCTGCCACCACGGCCACGCCGCTTTGGCAAAACAATGCCATCGTCGCTCGTGATGCTAGTGGCAACTTTGTAGCCAATACCATTTCCGCTAATCTAACTGGCACGGCCACGAATGTGAGTGGAACGGTGGCCGTAGCTAATGGAGGCACGGGAGCGACGAATGCTTCTACCGCTCGCACGAATCTCGGCCTGGGTAATGCCGCCACTCTCAACACAGGCACCACGGCCGGTACGGTATCGGAGGGCAACCACACGCATACGGGCCTGCACGCTCAATCGCACAGCATGACCTCTGCCAGCGACCACACGGCGGGAGTGTGGAAGGTCTTTCACAGCAATGCCACTGGCAAGGTGGACGAAATAGGCATCGGCTCGGCTAACTCGGTGCTGACCTCGAATGGACCGGCCGCTGCGCCAAGCTGGCAAACACTCTCCGCAACATCCACGAATGCTACCAACTTGACTGGCGGTAGCGCTGGGACGGTGCCGTATCAATCTGCGGGTGGAACGACTCAAATGCTCTCGGCTGGCACGCCTGGGCAAGTGCTGAGAACAAATGGCGCGGCTCCTCCATCCTGGGCGAGCT